CAGATCAAAATTGGCGGTTTTTTTGATACTAAAAAAATTAGTAAAGGCCAGCACGTTTACCTTTCGTAAGCGATCGGAAACGCTGATTTAAAGCAGCACTGCTGAAGGCTTTAACACGAGCCTTATTCAACGCAGCTTTTTGTTTTGCAGAAAGCTTAACTTTACCGTTTACACGCTTATTAACGACAGTAATTTTACCGTTACGGACAGCTTTAATTGCTTTGTAAATTACTTTGCCGAATTTGCCTTGTTTAACAGTTGTTTTGCCTAACGAAGCAGAATCAAGAATAAGGCCATCATCACCAATTTCACCAACAGCATCACCAAATACGAATGCTTGTACAAAGCTATTGATTTCGTCTGCTGGTGGAACATTAGATTCAACGATTTCTGCAATTGCTTCTAGGGCTTGATCAGCTTGGGCAACATCATCACCAAAAGCTGCATCAATTAACGATTCATCAGTTACACCAAGTGTTTCAAATGCATCTTTAACATGTGCTGTGATGATATCTAGTGTTGTAGCGTCAATTTCTACTTCATCACCATCTTCATTTCCACTGAAGCCAGCGAGCAAAGCAGCAAAACGGTCACTAGGTAATTCATCTTCACCCAAATCATTTGATACAAGTGAATCAGTGAGGACCAAAACAAGAGAAATAGCTGCAATACGTAACATACGGTTTTGCTGGTTAAGCTCAGCCATATCAAGCTCGTCCGCCATATCAGCAATCACGGCAGCCGCGTCGCCTGCAGCACTATCTAGGACTTTTACAAGGTTAGGATTTAAAGAATCAAATAACATATTCATGTCGATATCCTATTATTTTTTAACTGCAAAATTGCTGTAAGCTGCACGTGTACAGCCGTTAGGGTGATAACCGAGAGATACGTCTACAGCATCATCAGGGCGATCAGCGCGAGGGGTAATGGATAGCTCAAACAAGCCACTGAGTTCTTGTGATTGCACAAGTAACGGGCGGTCTTTAGACGTACATGCTTCTAAAAACTTTTTACACTCTTTAGTGGCGTCTTCGATAAACGTTGTCATCCCTTTTAATAAATGACGCAACACAATCGCATTGATCGTGTTATCAATGAACATTGCAATATCTGAGGAATTGGCAAGCTTTAATACAGCTGTATTGTCACCGTTTGCTGTCAGCACATCACCAAGGATAAACCGAATACCAGAACGATAATTCTGACGCTCAACAACGTTAATTTGAGCATTGGCAAGGCGTTTACGCGCCGTGTCATCTAAAACAATGTCTCCACGCTTTTGCATACCTTTGAACGTGAACGGATAATCAAAACCTGCAATCGGGTCTTGTAGTGGTGGAATACCTGCCGTGTTCGTACGTGCATCACGTAATGCATGTTCACCTAAGATTTTGCCAATAGCCAAACGGGGCGTACGTTTTCCGTTAAGGCCAATAGCATTGATTGGGCGTGAAACGGTAGGGTTCCAAACCAACATAACGCGATGGTCAAACGGCGAGAGGTCATTACCGATTTGAACGGCTTGATCGATCGTTAAGGTCGGGTCAAGCTCTACAATAAGACGGATATTCAATTCATCTGCAACGCGTAGAAGCTCAGTGAACAATGGCACATTGTCAGTGAATGCAAAGCCTAATCGAGTAGGCGGAACATCTTGCTGAGTCAAAATATCAAAAAGTTGATTGATATTTGACTCCAATGGGCCGCTTGACCATGGCAAAGAAACAACTTTGCGACCTAAGGTATTTAAAGCATTAAATGCTTCAGATTGCTGAATAGCATTCGCAAAGCTATCTTCACCGTGAATGATAATTTCAAAAGTTTTAAATTCTTCTGTGGCATCAATTACCGCGCTAATCGAGTTCACTGCTGTTTCATCTGTATTCAGCGAACCCGAGAATTTATAGATTTGGTCCCCTGTGACACTATCTAAAAACACTATCTCTGCCTTAACCGTTTCAGGTGTAATGGTTGGTTCTGTAGCAAAGAACCGAAGGTCTATAGTTACCCCATCACCTAAATGGCTATAGGGCTCAAGTGCTATTTCCATTACTGCAGCTGACGATGGCTCATTACTTAGGGTTAATACGCCCATCGCATTCATTAATAAATAATTCATGCATTACCCTTCTACTACGAAGCGTTCTTTACCAGCTAACGCATTTAATTGAGCAAAGTTCATCTGAGCCTGTTTTTTTGCACCAGGTGTTTTGTACTTAATTACCACACGTTCATTTTGTGGCAAGTTGGTACGTGAAACGCTGCAATGCGTATTAGCACCATTGTTTAGTACAGCAAGCTCTAACGGTCCTAAGGCTTCAGTCTCATCATTTTCAGGCGGTACATCAGGCTTGATTTCAACATCTTGAGACTGTTGATCGGGAACTTGCGTTTGTCCTTCTGAACTATCATCACCAAGCTGCTCAGTTACTTTTTGATTTTCATCTTGAGTATTTTGAGTCTCTTGGTCAGGTGAAGTTTCCGATTTATTTTCGTCACCGGTATTAGTTGTCTGAACTACATCACCAGCTGTCTGTTCATTAACTTTAAGATTTTCATCTTCAGTGTTTTGAGTAGTTTGTGCTGGTGTACCTTCAGTTTTAACTTCGGTAGAACCTTCAGCTGTTGTTTTAGCTTTTGAACGTTTAGGAGCTGCTGCTTTGGTGTTTTCTGTATTAGCTGTCACTGTCATGACTATTTCCTATATTTAATCAGCCTGCGAAGGCGGCGGCACAGCGGCCACCACCTATTTCATGTCTTATTAATTCGCAACGGTTAGAGAGGCTGGTAGGTTCATCACTTTCAAGATTTCAACCTGATCAGAATAACGAGCGATTTCGTTTACTTGGGCAGCACCGCGTGACGTGTAATACACGCCTTGTACGAAGTCTTCAGAAGTCACATCTTTTGTGATAACCGGTACAGCTGTATGACCTACAAACACAGCTTTAGCAGCAACAGAGTTACGACCGATAATTAACATTTCGCCGTATTGAACTGCGGTACCATTTACATCAATTTCGCCTTCAGCTACCACACCCGCAGATTCAGGTACGTAGTAGTAATTGTCTTGGCCTTTCGAACCAAGTCGCGTGATTTCAGTCGGGATACCGAAAGTGAGGCCAGAAGGTACAAAATTCGTATCATCTGCAAGGATTTTCATAAGCGTTGATAGTGAACCAGTACAGTAAATATCAAAACCATCAGGCTTATGATTCGTACGTGTAACAATACGGCGTTTACAATCTTCAACAGCTGGGAAAATCTCAGCGCCAATCATGGCCGAGCTGTTGAATGCTTGAGTCATATCACTCCCACGGGATAAGTCACACTTACGTGAATAACCAAGTCCCTTCGCACGACCGCTAATTTCTTTAAGCAACCGCACGTTTTGCTCAAGCATTAATTTTGCAATCACAATTGCGATAAATGCAGAGCGCATATCAACGCCCAATTCATTTTGCATTTGTGTTAATGCTTCAATTGTTGCGTGATAAACGGCGCGAATTGGATAAGCGTGTACTGACGCGTAATCAAGGTCAATATCAGCATTTGGAGCTTGAAGAATTACATTGCCATTGCCGTCTTTACGTTGGTAATCAGCAACAACTTGGATAGTAACCTCTGCATCTGCAGGTAAAGCTGTCTCAAATTCAATTGAGAAAGTATCTGTAGCAGAGTTATGGGTACCACCCTTAAGCTTATAAGCGACTCCATCAATATTGACTTCAACGCCTGCAGGGAAAAAGTTACTTACTTGAGGAGTCTTACCAAGTGAATACTCATCATTACCCACATATACGCCGTTGAGGTAAACACGTGATGCGCCAACAATTGCAGGTAAGCGGTCATTACCTTGAGGCGCTAAGTTTGCATCAACAATACGCTTAGTTGTTAAAGTGAAGGTCTTATTATCTGCCGTCACCATTTTAAATTTATGGATAGCATCAAAGTATTGAGCGCTTGCTTTAACGCCGTCTAAGAACTCACCTTTACGTGTTTGTCCGTAGTCACGACCAGCTATCTGACGTACATACACCAAAGGTAAAGTATTGGTACCGTTCGGGTTAGGTAGATATGCAACTAACGGCGAAGAACTCGCAATCATCATTGTGATTGTTACCATCGCCAGTGCAGGAACATCTGCAATGTGACCTGAGCTATTAGCTGAAACGCTGTCATAAAACGAGCGTACTTCAGGGTTTACATTACGTGCATTAGCACTATCAAAGATGCCATCGGTATTTGTCGAATTTAAACCGCTATAAATCAAATGACCTGCATCTAAAGCAGCTGCAATTGCTGCGTTCGTCGGCATATTACCGCCGTGAGTATTACGATAAAGCTCAATACCACGACTAATAGAGTCTAAGATTTGATTTTTTGCTGAAGGACTGTCTTTAAATAACTCAATGAGGCCCGTTAAAGACTTAGGTACTAAACCATTAATATTGATATTGTTCTGCTCACATTGAGCAACAATACTGTCGTATTGAGCAACGCTATCTGCTGGACGCCCGTTTTGATATTGCATACGCGAAACGAAATTACCTACCGCAGCAATAGTTGCGCTTGCAGCTTTAGCATGTTCACGAAGTTGTTCTTTATTAAACATAGGTTCCTTTGCCTGTGTTGGCTTGTTGATGGAACCTATTTTGAAGTTTCGAAAAAAGGGCGATTTATGGAAATTCCACCCCTTTTTTATGGATTTACCAACATACCTAGACAAGCAGGTTGGATATAAAAGAATTGGCCTGCTGTCATGCCTGATCTAGCAAATACATTTTGAATCGCATTAACCGCTTCCGCTGGGGTAGTTACAACTACCTGTGAAATAGCTGCAAATTGTGCTGAAGTTGAGGCATTAATCCATGCATTGACAGGTGCAAGGGCGGTATTTGCACCTGCAGGGCTTATTAATTTGTAATTATTATTGGTGATACTAAATAAAACATCAGAAGATGTAATACTTGTCGACGTACGAAAAAAGCCACGTATCCACAATAAGCCGCCCCAACGAGAAACTTCAATTTTTGTATATTGCGGTAAATTTGAAGTGATAAATTTAGCGTTCAATTCTCCGATCGTTGTAACATTGACCCATTCCATTGTTGCAGGTTTTAAGTCATCAAATTGACGTTGGAGTTTTGCAAAAGCTGAAAGGTGGCTATCAGCTGCCGAAACTTTACCTACAGCTGAATTGCCAGAAATATCAAGACCTGTAAGTGTTGTATTTCTAACTCGGGATGTAGTGAAATACTGATTTACTTGCCCTTCAGGGACCTCATCAGTATTCATTCCCACATTTACAGCATTTACAACCCATTTTTTATCACTTGTATCCCAAATTGCACTCATTCGGTCGAAGCCTGAGCCACTATCAATATGGGCATAGTCACCATCAACGGCCATGGGTAGAGCTGCTGTCAAATTGGCATAACTACTAAATAGACCTCTGAAATGCTGAACGTAATCGGTAGCATCTAGCTTTTGATCAATTGCATTACTTAGTTGAGCATATGCTGAAGCATCTAACTTTAGAGAAAGTGCTTCATCAAATAAGTTTTGATCTACTTTAGTGGCTAAGCTCAATGAAAGCAGATTTTTAGTAACCAAATCAGCTATTTTGTTCTCAAACTCATCACGTCCAATACCGTTATGTGAAATAAGAAAATTAAACACATCCTGAAAGTTGTTTATATTTATCCCAGCTGCAATCATGTCATCTATTAAGCTCATTTAAACCCCCTCTAAATGTGTTAAATCAATAGCAAATGAGTAGGCTTGCCCTTCAGACAGTGATAACTGATAGGTATTTACTTCCCCTAGATATGCCATTATCACAAAGTTATACATCTTACGAACGCTATCAAAATTACCAGGTAATAAGTCGTAAGAACGTATTTCACCTTGTTGAACTTTTACGGGTTTATTGGCTTTCAAATCCTTATCAATCAAATCAACTAGGCTGTTATGGTCAGTTGCGATCAGGAAATAAGAGATTTTTTTATTATTGGCCGTAATTGCTCGGACTGGCTCACTTGAACTTAGAATGAATGTTTCACCCTCCCCTAAATTAACAGTGATAAGCTTCGAGTCACTTTCAGTTAAGGAGTATGGGCTTTGAGTGAGGTCGGACATTGAACGCAAAGATACGACCGTTGTATTTGATTGAAGCTCAGGGTCATACGGCGTAATTAACTTAAATTTTCGAACAGAAAGCTCATCATCAGAAATTGACTCTGTGCCATTTGTATCAACGTTAAAAATGGGTGTGCTACTGTAAACCAGTTCATTTAACTGAACCGGGTAATTGTTGACTGCAGGTTTAAGTAGTTCTTCCTGAGAAATAAACGGTTCTAAATGCTCGAGAGAATCACGAACGTTAAATGAATATACTTCGCCGTGGTTACCTTGCAATGTTTGACCTGTTGAGCCCAAGCATTCAAGCCATTTCACTGTATTTTCATCAATGATTAGGCCAAAAATATCACCCTTTTGTGGTGTCCAATCGGGTACATTACGCTGCATCTGGCGAATACTTTCATAATCCTCAATATGAAAAGGCTCAACCTGTGCGCGTATTGTTGCTTCACCGATATTGATACCTGAACCATCACTCCACATACTGCCACCCACAAAATGCTCAAAAAGTATTTTCGCGTAGCCTTGTTCTTCATATCTGGTTGCATGTTCTTCTTGAGAACTTAGAACCTCAGCACCAGGATAAACCGTGGCATAACGGTCTTCTTGTTGATTCACAGGCTCAACATAACGGCGAAATACATGACAATCGACTGCTGATAAGCTTGTAATCACTATCGAACGAGCGGCCATGCGACGACCATCTGCTACCCGAGTAGCCTCTTTTCTAATTGGCTTTAACATGAATCACCTACAGATTTTTTGAAAATAGCTGAAATTCGTCCTCGGTTAGAATCCCTTGCTGACGAAGTGCTTTTAGCTTGTTTAAAGCTTGGTGTTTGGTTTGGACGGCTTTAGCCTTTTGCGCGAGCACTTTGGCCCTTTGAAGTGCTTTTTGTTCTAGCTTGCGTACTTCTTGCTGAAGCTTTGGAACAATGTGATTTCGAGCTGTGTTAGCTCTTACCATCTGTTCAGCAACATTTCTGCTTAAGTCTTTTTTGTTGTGCTTATAGCGGGCACCAACCTGTTTTGTACGATCTGCATCTAAAGCCTGCTCAAGATAACGGCGGCCATGCGCTGATTTAATGAAATGCATGACACGTAAAATGTGTTTGCAGGCAATGCCCGTTAATTGAGGATTTCGTATTTTTGGGAAACCGCCCTCTTTGCGTCCAAGTACGGTACCGCCTACTGAATTAATATATCTAAACCAATATTTGAACTTTCCACAGTCACACTCAAACTTAACTTTACCCTTTGAAAGCCTGTTTTCTACAGTGGTCGCCTTAATTTTCTCAGGGTTAAATATAAGTGCATCAAAAGCCTGAAACTCAACATTTACATGGTGATATAAAACATCACTTCCCTTACTTGCATTCGTAATAAAATGGACTAGACCACCCTTACGACGAACCGGGTGAGCCACATGTATTTGTTGATTTGCTAAATCAATATCATCTTGACGGCTGAAAGCAATTACTTGCTCGACTGTAATGCCGCCTTTATAGTTTTCTGCAATGGTTTCAATGTTATGTTTGAATGCCTGCAGGTCATCACGTGTTAAAACACGTGTCATACCTTCAGGCATATTTAGTGTAGTTTGTAGAGCTCGCTTAAAGTCATAATCACCTGCGATATCTGCTGGCCGTAGAAATGTAGGTTTAGAGCCTTTTTTATCATCCTTACTTTCGCGTTCTTCTTCAGCAAAACGCCGCTGAGCTCTGTCCTGTTGTTGCCGTGCTTTTAAATCCTTGCCAAATCCCCCTTTTAAAAGGGCTTCTCTAAATTTATCGGGGTCAAAATCATCACCTTTAAGCATTCGAAACCCCATGTAATTTTTGGAGTCGAATGATTTCACTTAGAACTGGCAGTAAAATAATTTTCTCTTCTAACGTTTCATGAAAAAACGACGCATTACTTGCAATACGTACAACATCTGAGTGACGCCGTGTTTTGTAAGCTCGCTCACTGATTAGCGAATGGTCATTGATTTCATCAATTCCTACCTGATACTGAAATAAAATATTTGCATGATCAGCTTTATTTTGATTGAGCTCAATAAGACGGCGTATATCAATTAGATATTCATTTACGGCCATAGTGTTCGAATACTAAAAAAGGATAACCAATTAATTATCGGTTATCCTTTTTTATGGTTTTTTTGCTTATTCCTACATACTTGATACGACTTTTGCGTAACCATGCACACCATATTCGCCGTTATAGCCTGCAGCTTTGAGGCCACCTGCACCAATGGTAAGACCTAGATATATAGGTTCTGTTGTCGTGTTCTGGTACCTAACTTTGATATAAGCACCCGAACCACCACCACCACCGAATGACCAGCCCTCATCACCAATACCATCACCGCCATCACCACCTGCACCACCTACACCGTTGTCAAATGATGAACCATTGCCCCAAACACCTTCGGTACCATGTTTGCCACCTGAAGCAATTGCAAATGCCACACCATTAACCGTTAAATATGTATCAGTACCGTCTGTACCGTTAGCATTGCCTGAAGAATCTGTACTCCAACGGCTACCACCACCCGCACCACCTGCACCAACAATAATAATTTCTTTAGTCGAATTTGCGGGGATACCAATAGTGTAATCACCAGGTAAAGTATATTAGCCGTCCCCAATAATCTGGCTATCTGGTGACGCTTGAATAACACTCCAATTGACACGGCCACCGTAACCAACTCGGCTAGTACCAGAACGGTTAAACACGTTATAAGTAAATGATTTAAGTGCTCTTGAGATAGTCCATGCTTCATGACCACCTTCAGGTGTAATACTTAATACATATTTTGTGTCACGCAAATCATCTACTTTTCCAGTTAAATCGATCGTAGCGTTTCCAATTGTCACACCACAAGCAATAAGACGCGGATACATTAAACCTATGTCGTCAATTACTTGGTCAATCTGCTCCTGAAGATGATCATCTTTCTGCTTTACTTCTGATTTTAAAGCATATTGTGGATGTGGATTTACCGCTGTTTCATGCTGTGTCATGAGCTGCTGCATAATTGGTACATCGGTTTGTACCGTAACGGTAATATTTGATGTGGTACCTAAAGCAAGACCAAAAGACGCAACAAATGAAATACCTACATCCAATGTAAAAAACTTATCAGCTGCTAAGCTTGCAACGGCGAACAAGGTGCCGTCATCAGCATAAATACCTATCTCACTAACTTGCACAGCTGTAGGGGGAACAAAATTTACCGATAAAATTAAGGTATTTGTTACCCCTAGTATTCCACCTGCAGATAATTCAGCTTCAGCCAATTTATTCTGTAAACTTGTTCTAGGGTCATTATCAACACTAGCATAGTGACCATTACCAAAACCAATTTTGTTAAGACTTAAATTTAAGCCGTTTTGTTCTTGATTAAGTGCAGCCAATCGACCTGCAGCTGTAACTTTAAAAATTACAGGAATACTTACACTCATAAGTTCGCCAATCCAATTTTTTCAGTATTTATAACGGCGTTAGCCTTCTTAATACTTTCAAAATTCCACTAGCTTAAAAGATCAGCGTACTCATCAGCCTCAGCTAAAATACTGTCTTTTTCAACTTCATCCGAGGTTTTATAACTACGGCCAACGTAATCGATCGTCACTCCATCATCGGCAACTGTGTAAGTAGTACCAGACAAAAACATGAATGCAAATGTATCAAGTAGATCGGGTGATTTAATACCTTTCCTTTTCATTTCTTCTTTGGACAAAATTTTATACCGTGCCATGTCATCAAATGTGTATGGTACACGCGTCATTTGTTCCTCAATTTTGGCTTTCAATAAAAGCGTACGAATCTTAAAACGGTCATCTGCTATAGCACGCTGTAAAGAGACATAGGCTTGAGCACGCTTGTTTACATACATTTTCCGGTCATTCATACCGAAACACTGACCACCCCATATAATTTTTTTATAGGCTATACCGTTTAAAGTGAGGTATTGAGCTAGGCCCGCACCTGCGCCGTTTGCATCGAGTAAAATTGAGATATTTGGATATTGGATAAGGCAGTTATTAATAACCCCAGCCAATTCGACAATATTGTCATTATTTTTACAAAGCGGAATATCAATAATTTCAACACGGCGAGCACGCTCACCGAATTTTGCATTACCCCAAACTCGCCCGATGACAATGGCCGAATCGTCTCGGCCAACACCGCCCCCGACGTCTACCGCCATAAAATAGCCATAGTCTTTGTATTTTTTATTTTTTAGACTTCGCCCTTGCCATGCTTTTTTAGCATTCTTATACGTAATTAAGAACTCGCCCGCCAAATCAGGGAAAAGTCCTCGAATACGAATCATATAGGATGGGTCGTCACGACTACCGTACTGAAGTAAAGCCTCTTTAATTTTGTTAAGACTTACTAGCGGGGAATCTTCACTGTTGAAGATCAAAGAAGTCCAGACACCGCCCACAGCTTTAGATAACTTGTGGTGTGTGTCATAAAAGAACCCTGCTGGTCGTGCTGGCTGCGAAGTCAGCACCATACGGTTATTTTCTTCAGTTAAGGCGTTTGTTAGGACCTCAAAGACCGCATCATCAATACCAGCTGCTTCGTCACACCAAATCGTTAAATATTTCGCATGCAAACCCGCTAAGTTAGTCGGCTTGTTTGGTGGCGCTGTCTTAGCAAAAATATGCCAAGTTTTTTGACATCCTCTGATATAAACGCTTTCTGCAAGTACCTCAATGTAATCGACAAGCCAAGAAAGGCGCCGAGTTCTCATGAGCTCCTTACATATTTCAATTTCTTTCCATACTAATTTGCGTAGCTGATCGATTTGAGGCGCTGTAAAAAGCATGATTGAGAAAGGGAAAAAGCATAAATGCCACAGAGCAACTACACCAGCCGAACGCGTTTTCCCTGTGTTATGTAGAACGATGTCTTGTTCACCGAGAAACGTGTGGTTATTTAATAACTCAAAACCGTAATAGTCCCCTTTTCCAATCGATTTGATTGACTGGATATAGACCCTTTCATAACCTTTCTTGGTCCATTTATAAAAGGTATAACGTCGTTGTTTACGCCGTTTCCATTGTAGAAACTGATTAAGTGTAACCGTGAGCCTGAGGCCCATTTCATCCATTAAACAAAGGATATGAGAAGCATTAAAAACATGTGAGTGGCCGTTCTTATATTTGACGCGGTAAAGCTTTTCTTGCCCACGCAAAATATGAGTAACAACACGTTCAGACGCGTTGTCATCCCCCATGATTAAATCGTTTTCTTGAATGTCCTGAACAGGTTTAAACGTCCCATCGTACATTTTGATGGGCGTATCAATACCGAAACATCCGTGACCTGAAGAAACAGACGTACGACTACCAGGAACAGCAATCGACGTATAGAGCTCGAATTGCTGCCAAGTAATATCCATCCCTAAAGCTTCAATGGCAAAGCGTGGCAAGTCGTAGCGATACCGCTTACATGCTGCGTGCCATTCAGGTAAATCAACAAGACTTTTAAGCATTCTCCACCTTTAGTTAGATAGAGAATGGAACTAAAAAGTCGTCATGATGTTCGCTGCTTAACTCAACTTCTTCAGTATTTGTGATTGTGGACGTCGCCATAGCACGTATTGCAGCCCAGCAAGAGGCTAAAATTGCGATATGGCCGTTTTCAGTTTCGTCGGGGTTTAATTCATATACTGAACCGCCGATTTCCAGTTTCCGAAGTTGAATTACACTCGCCAAGTTATATTTATTGGCAACTTCTTTGCCTAACTTAAGGCGATCTGAGCGCACTAATTCATAGTAAGCGCGTGCAGCCTCGGGTAAATCTAACTTTTCCTGAAAATGTAAGTCCCATTTAGGGAATGAATTAGCACTATCTACAACAATCATTGTGTAGCGTTGAAGGGCTTTGATTTTCTCAATTTGTTCAGGTGTTTTACCTTCGTAAGTTACCTTTGAGTCATAAGGCAAAACTTTGGAAATCGCTAAAATGCCGTTAATCGCATCATAGGACCCGGTTACCCGTACTTTATCGCCTTCATAAGAGCCTATGCGTACGTCTGTAATAATTACTCGGGGACTGGTCATATGTTTGAGCCCCCTCTTGTAATCACTTCTGTAGAACGTTCACCTGTTTCTTTATCCGCTTTGAGACGTAGATACTCAAAGGTGGCTCGATCAGGGTACATATCCGCTTCGACAACAACATTCCACGGCGCTGGTTCATCAGGGTTTAAACCGCCAGTGATTTGAGGTAATAACCCCTGTGCCACAAAATCAAATATCCCGATTGTTAAATCAGTTTCTTCAATACTTGCTGAATCAGGAAAAATTGAATTGTCTAAGATGGTTAGATGCCAATCATCTGAGGCATTGTCATCAAATACGTATGTAACAGGAAAACGGCGCTTTTCTGCTAGTTCGATATAGTTACTGAACTGGTCCGTAAAGCTCGATGCCGAGTCGGGGTCATTCACAAGAAAAGCAAACTGAATACGAAAAGCTCGGGCAATAGCTCTAAACTTAATATTGCGCTTCAGCTGGTCACCTGTAATACGTGAATTGATTTCATGCGGTACTGGTCTTAAGCTGCTTGCGTCTGGCTTTTCCTTAATTCGTTGGACGGCCAAAAACAATCGCGGTAAACGTGCATTTCCCGATTTACGGTAACTATCTACCATCGCTTGCACATCATCGACTAAACGACCTTCAACAATGACGATCGGCTTTGAATCTTCTTTCCAAGTTTCTAAAGCTTTCGTGTCTGCATGCATCCACTTTTGAAAGTCTAAAATAACTTTACATAGCGCCGTTTTTACAAACTCTCGGCTAGAACGTTGCTGTGTCATAACGTCCTCGCTTAGAAGTAATCAAAAAAGCCGCCAAGTAATTTAACCGGCGCATTTTTTTTAGTTTTGTTTTGATTGGCGAGTAAGCCGCTAACTTTATTAAATTGATTTGCGTCTTCTAAGAACTCTTCAAGTGATTTGGTTGGACATAAGGCGCCATCATAGAGCTCACTTTGTCGTTGAGCCTGCAACGCATTACGGCGCTCAATTTTGGCCTGTTCAAGTAAGAATCTTTGTTCAAGCTCCATAGCTTGCGCTAGTCGAGCATTTGCATCATCAAGGGTAAAACGTGCGTATTGCACGTCATGTATACAATCAAGAATCGCAGCCAAACCACATTCGAGAGATTCACGAATTAACGGCGTTTGCATTAGTGCCGAATCAAACTGGCCGTAGCCGCAATTCTCCACATAATTTTGCTGCAGTACGTAATCCATCCCACCCATAACAGTCGGAACGAAACGGCCGCCCACAGGTTGAGCATCCACGGCCATCGAGAAGCCGCCTACTTTTGCCTTGTAATTCTTAAATGCGTATTCACCTGCATCGGTTTCTAAAAACTCTTCTTTATGTGAGACGTTTCCGGCACTATCAGCAAAAAACTCAACAGTGCGTACAGCTGGGCTAATTCGATATTCCTTCCCAGCTAGAAACGCCGTTTCGGGTGGATTCATACCAAATAATTGGCGTACTTGATGGCCGTAATACCCCAATAACCCGCCTGTTGAAACCATTTCTTGAGTTGCAGGTGAGTTAATTAGATCAACCCAAGCTTTTACATCTACATCAGAGCGGTCTTGTCCTGTGTATTTCCGCCCTCGGTCGTTCAGATTAAACGTGATTAACTTAGTTACACGTGACATAAAAAAGCCCTAAATACTGATATCTAGGGCTATTTTGTTATAAGCAATTTAGTGGCCTTTTTCGTTATTCCACCCCTGAACAGGCTTCTTTAAACTTTGGTAAGACATTTTTTACCAGGTATTCTTTTGAAATAAGCTTTTTGTGGACCGTTCCCAAGAAGGCAGCAACTACACGGCCATCACCTTCAGTTGAATGTGGCACTCGATCATCTAAAGCATAAATGGTGCCTTTTTCGAGTTTAATTCTTTGCTCATCAACAATTAGGTAATCGTCTGACTCTAAATCGATCGGCATAAAGAAAATATATCCCGTATCATCTGCATGCTCAGCAATTGGGGATTTCCAGCCATAGAATTGAACATGTTCGCTCTGATTCGTCGTAATGATATTTAGACCGGGCAGGTCTTTTGAAAGGACTTTCTGAACTGAGGTAATGATGGGTTGTAAAGTTGAACTGATCACGTCCACGTGACCAACGACAAAAACTTTATTTAACTTGCCTTCTGAATCAAAAATTTCCATGGTTAATCCACATTTGATATGTGGTTTTATTATTTAGGTATTAAAAAAGCCCCCTTGGGTAATATTCCACAGGGGGGCTTTTTAC